CTACCCGAGGTGCAGCCGATCCTTGAGCTTGATGCCGGTATAAACCATGGTGCCGTTGGACTTTATTTTGGTGATGGGAATTCCATTGAGTGAACGCTTCGCCGGCTGATTGGGAGGATTGGCAATCTGCTTGCCGAAAACGGTTGGCTTTGTACCGGTGTCGCTGGTGTGCTCCACGTATGCCTTGTAGAGATCGGTCGCGTTTATGCGGAAGTCGGCACCAGCCTCACAGCATTCCTCAAGAAATGCCTGGTACTTATCCTCTGACTCGGCGTATTCCTCGGTCCGTTCCCTAATACGCTGGCATGGCGGCATCTTCCCGGCGTCGAGGTATTCCTTCGCACCCTCGGCCATCCACCAAAGGATTCGCTCGCCTTCCATGAGGAGCTTGGATTTGAGTTCGGTATCCATGTTGTCCTCGGATACCTGATTATCGAATGGGATCTCTCTGAAGCGTCGCTTAAAGCCGTAACCGCCATACGCCACATCTGGGCGATGGTTGCCCTGGAGAATCATTTGATGAGTCGGTTTGAAAGTGAATTCATCCTTGTGCTTGAAAGCCGCATTGATACTGTCGCCGCCAGTGACTTGCTTGAGTCGAGCCTCATTGAATCGGGAACCTTCCCGAGTTTCAGGGTGAATCGCCAGACGGGCACCAAACAGAGTGGAAAGCTCGAATGTGGTCGAGGTATCAACGTTGGTAAGGAATCCTTCCTTCAGGCAAACGGCATAGTTCATTCCGCTCACGGTCCCGAGGATTCCAAGCATGAGTTCAATGAGAGTTCCCTTGCCGTTGCCACCCTCCCCGTAGAAGAAAGGAAGGATGTGCTCACGTACTTCTCCGATCAGGCAAAGGCCAAAGAGGTTCTTCAGGTACTTGATAAGGTCAGGATCGTTGTTGGCGATGAATTGCATGAACTTCTGGAACTCGGGCATGCCAGCCCATTCATCCTCCTCCGGATTCCGGGGGATTACCCCAACGCTCGTAATCCGGGTGAGGAGATAGTTCCTGTCATGAGGAAGTAGCGTCAGATTCTTTAGGTCGAGCACGCCACTGGGCGTATTGAGAAGGTAGGGGTCAGGGTCGAAATCGGTCGCGGCCTTCTGCATTTCAGGATCAGACTTAGCCAGCGTGACGATTGCCAGAAGCTTCTGAATGTTCAGGTGCATCCGTTGGCGTTTCCTGTCGTGGTCGTTCTCCGAGGGCCACGAACGGACGAACTTACGGGCGAAATGGAGGGCACCCGATGGGCCATCATTCACCCACCGCTTTCCGTCCCAACGTCGCCATGAGTCGATTTCGGGAACGTAGAGAATCTGATCCTTGTATTCGGCTACAAAGCCAACGGCATTGCCGTCGTCGGTGAATCCGTACTGGCTGATTGGTTGGGAGGTGACTCCTGACATGAGGGAAAGAACCTCCTCAGCCCTGGATTCGAGGCGCTGCCCCTGGGCCTCCTCGGTGATTGGATTACTGGCCAAAATCAGACCTCCAGATCAGAGCTGTGCCAGTCATGGATTGTGATCGGGGATTGCTTCCCGATCTCGATTGATCTGCTGATTTTGTATTCGATCCAACGGAGGTCTTTTTCGTCCCTAACCCAGGTCCAGGCGGTTGCCTTCAGCATTTCTCTGGCTAGACGTTCGTCGAGCCCAGAGCCGGTAATCAGGCCACCTATCGCCCTAGCGTGCGTATAGAGAGTTACGTCGTGCTTCCCATAGGGGGCTTCCTTGATTTTCATGCAGATGTGCGTGAGTCGCTGGAAGTTCTCGAATTCCTCGTCAGAGGTGAGTTCTCTTCCCACCCAGTTGCGGCCCACGGGCGTTTCATCGTTGACGTGAATCTTCTGGTAGGTCCTAAGAAGGACATCGCTCCAGATAGTGAATTGGTCGAACTCGGTTTCGTCCGATAGTTGGTCGAGGGCATCCCAATCGATGGGCCGGCTCAGGATGTACGGCTTACGTTGGCCCGTTGTCTTGGACACCCGAATCGTCGGCGGGATATAGACGAACCCACGTCCGGCTTGAATGTCGATGCCATGCCACGGGCTGAACTTCCTGAGCCCAGATTGATTGACGTAGTAATGCTGCCCCCCGCTAGGCGTCGAGACGATTCCTCGAATTGGGGGAGCAGCCCTGGCCACGTCCCGCAGCATTCGGAAACTCTCGTCTCCTCCGTTCCTGGGGTCTACGTCGATTACGTCGAATCGAACTCCGGTCACGGCACAGACGGCATAGCCAGGTCGCCATTCGTCCAGGACGGAAAGGTCTGGCTCGATTTCAGGCCAGCCCTTCGGGAAGTAGAATTCCCGATCGGAACTCCTCGGTGCGGGCCTGGCGACGAACACGGGAACGCCGTTGGCGATGAATTCCCGAGCAAGGGCCAGCTCCCTTTCCCTCATTTCGCTGAAGCTCATTCCCACCTGAGACCTCCGGCGACGTTTACCCAGAAACGGTGTCCGCATCGGCCTTTCGCCAATACGTCCTTGCCTCGGTCGCTGGTCTTAACGGCGAGAACCGTATAGGTCCAGCATTGTGGGCATTGGGGCACGATGAGCCATCGATTCCTTCGGCCCTTATCCATGCGGAGTTCCGAGACGTAAGCCTGCTTGATTTCACCCTTGCCGATGCGAATCATTGGAGTCCTTCCAATTTCTCTCTGACCACCTGTGCCCAATCGACGTTTTCGAGGGCGTAGGCCAGGCAGTAGCGGACAACCTCTGACTTGGCCAGGCCGTAGAAGGTGCTGACATTCGTTATGTGGGTGTTCATTCGCGGAGTGACCCGATAAGCCGTGAGGGTTTCCGTGAATGGACTGCCAGAGCTGGTGAATACCTCGTTCAGATCCATGGGGTTCCCTAATGGGTAGTGGGTTTTCCGCTCGGGGATCGCTTATCAATGTCGGGCGCGCTGGGCCTGGGTTTAGGCTTTGGTTTCTGGATCTGCTGACCCATCGGGAACCACCCCCTCGAAAAGCCTGCGGAGGATGGAGATTTGCCTTGGGGAAAGAGGTGGAGCTTCGCTCAACACCTCATCAACGAGGGCTTGCATTGCGCCCATAGAAAAACGCCTCCTCTTGGAAATGGGCACTCGGGTGGAACGAAATGTGAGTGCCTTAAGAGAAGGCGTTCAAAGGTATTTCTGAATTGTTCTGTCTACGCTATAGATGCGAGTTGATCAAGTTGACTGTTATCGTTTCGTGATGTACCATGAGTGTAGTTACAAGGACATGGAAAGTCAAACTGAGCAGTCCTCCCAGGTAGCGCCACAGATGAAGCTGAGTGGCCCCAGGAGAGGCGTAGAGAGGCCCGAGGAGTCAGGCACCAGGGCAGGACTCAGAGAGGCCCAGGAAAAGCTCAGAGCCCCTGAATTGGGAGAAGGAATGACGACCCCCCGATCCTGGCAAATCTGGGCTGCGTGCCTGATTACCTGCCTCGCGGGATTTGGTGGCGGATTGGTCCTCGGAAATGCACCCCTGCCGAATGCACCCCTGCCGAAATCCGAGACCACGGTCATTCCTTCTCCCTCCGCAACGCAAGACGAATACAGGCCCAGGCGTTCCCCTTCACGTTCCGGCCCGGAATACCGGGAGGCTGAAGCTAGGGAATCCAGGGTGGAGGGGAATCCGAGGAATCTGAGTAGGACTAGGAATCCTCGACCGCAACCCACGGTGACAAAGACCAGGTTGATAGAGGAATCCCCGGACTCCTCGGAATCCCCTCGGCCAAAGGCTCAGCGTGAGCCCATTCCTGAACCCATTCCCGAACCTGAATCACCATCCCCTAATACGCCTGCTCTACCCACACCGAATCCATGCGCGGATCACAACGATAAGAATTGCGGTGGCTGGCCAAGCCCAGGATGAGTGAGGGAAAAGGGGAAGGTGCAATGCCCTACCGACCATGCCCAGTGTGCGGCGTGATTGTTGACGGGCGTTGCCCCATCCATCCCCCAGCACAATCCCGATACAGACCAGAACGCGACCGTTCAAAGTACCGAGGGAATTGGGCGAACATCAGGCTTGCTGTATTGCAACGTGACAAAGGCATCTGCCAATACTGCGGCAATGAAGGATTAACCGTTGATCACGTAGATCCCAATGACCCGAACACATATCTCGTCGCAGCATGCGGCCCCTGCAACTTCAGCAAAGGCAATAAGACCCTCGAACAGTGGATTGCAACAGGTCGAGCACCAGCAGGCGCAATCACAGTCCTTGAGGCGATGAATTCCAGTTTTTCCCAGGCGAATTGATCAGAGGGGGATCCGAGTCCCTCCCAAATTTTTTCGTCTATGGTCTTTCCCCGAATGGCCCCATGGAAGGGAGGTGGCTTTCGCATGTCGGGAATCAAGCAGGATGGTGACAGAATCGGCTACGGGAATGTACCCGCCGTTCTGGGCAGTTCTGACGCCGGATTGGATATTTCCGAGGTTCCTGAGCCACCTCCTGGGCTTTCCGAGACTCTTCAGCAGGATTGGGTGGGGGCCTGGACGTCACCTATTGCTCGTGTGATTGACCCGGTATCGGATCTGCCCGCGATGCGTAGGCTTTTCGAGTTGCGCGCACTGGCAGAGGTATATGCGCGCAGCGGGAATGCTGATCCCAAGCTGGCCAACGTTCGGATTCGGCTGAACTCTGAAATCCGAATGCAGGAAAACGCGCTGGGCCTGTCGCCGCGTGCACGTCTCGCGCTTGGTCTGGCGCTGCTTGCCGGACAAAAGCAGTCCGCTGGGCTAGACGGATTCCTCGATGATTCGGGGTACGACGATGAGGATTAACTACGGCTCCTTTATTGCGTCCAACGATCCTCTGGCCGTTGTCGAGATGCCTTGGATTAAGGACGTCCCTCTTTCATTCCTGAATGCGCTGACACGAGCTAATGGACCCATTCCCGATAAGAGACGTACCCTCGGCCCTCAGGTGTGTTCCTGGATCGAAAAGACCTGTGTCTTTGGTGAAGGTGACCGGTACGGAAAGCCGGTGGCAATCGAGCCCTGGCAACGTGCCCTGCTTTGGAAGCTCTATGAGATTCGCGATGATGGCTCACGCCGGTTTCGCTTCGCTCTAATCTCGCTGGGCAAGGGTTCTGGTAAAAGCCCTATCGGTGGCTGGGTCGGCAATGTGGACCTCGCTGGGCCAAGCGTATTCGGTGGCTGGAAGAAAGACGGCACCCCAAAGGCGGTTCGTAGGAATAGCCCTGAGGTCATCATTATGGCCAGCTCCTACGAACAGGCTGACCTGATTCTCGATGAAATGAGGGTCACCTTCAGCGTTGGGCCTTTGGCTCAATACGCCGTTGCCATGAAAGGCGTTGTCGAGCTGAAAGGGGAACGCGGGAAGGCCCGTCGAATCCCAGCCACGGTGAAGAAGGCCGACGGTACTAAGGCAAGCACTCTCATCATTGACGAGGCTCACGAGCTGACCTCTGAGAAGCAAGAAAACGCCTACGATGTAGCTGCCGGTGGTACGGCTAAGCGCGCTGATTCTCTGGTCGCGCTTTTCTCGACCGCCGGTAATGACATGAACACCATGTTTGGGCGGGAATTCGCACGCGGGCAACGCGGTGAGTTCTCCGATGATGAACTCTTCCTCTACATGTGCGCTTCCGAGGATTTGGACGCGAGCAGCGACGAGGGGATTGCCCAGGGAGTCATTCAGGCGAATCCCCTTGCAGCATCAGGCGTGGCGGACATTAAGCGCCTCGTCGCTCGGTTCAAGTCGATGCCTCTGTTTCGAGCCAAGCGGTATTTCTGGAATCTGTGGGTGCCGACTGACGAAAGCTGGCTTCCTGCGGGGGCCTGGGATGCGTGCAAGGGGGAAGTGCAATTCAATCCTTCCTGGCCTACATGGGTCGGTGCCGACATGGCCCTTAAAAGGGACAGTGCCGCCGTGGTCATTGTCCAGATAAGGCCAGACGGCAAATACCAGGCGTCCGCTCGAATCTGGTTTCCCAATGACGGGCTCATCGACCAGGAAGAGGTTGACGATTACCTTCGGCTCATTTGCTCCACATACCAAGTTCAATGGATTGCTGCCGATGAGGCTTGGTGGCCAACGCTGCCGACATTGGAGGCAGAAGGGCTCCCTATCTTCAGAATGCCGCAACAGGGCCGAAACATGATCCTGGCCTATTCGAGGACTTACCGGCTCATCGTTGACCAGATTCTGATTCATGATGGCGCGCCTGATTTCGCTGACCAAATCGCTTCCGCTGCTCCCCATTCCACCGACCGTGGTTGGACGCTGCGAAAGGGCAGGAACAAAAGGCGAATCGACGCCTGCCCAGCGTTGGCCGGTGCCGTATTCGCCAGTGGGCAGGCACCCCCAGCCAAGGAAAAGGAACTCCCGAGGAGTCAGGTGTTTTGATGGAAAGGCTTGCTAAGGCGTGGCCGGTGGGCCTTCAGCTCCTCGGTGCGTTGGGCATTGTCTACGGGGTTTATCTCCTCGCTGGGCCTGCCTGGTCTCTAATTCTCAGCGGAGCAATGACGCTCATGCTCGGCACGCTTAAGGAAGGGGGTTACCTCGATGGGTCTGGGGAGACTGATTAATCGGTCGAAGGAAATCACCATCAAGGACACCGTGACCGGTGTCAGCGACCAGTTCGTCATTGTCGATAACATCGCCCCCGATTGGCCCCATGACATCTACCGGGGAGGAATGAACCTCCCTGGGGCCTGGAGGGCAGCGAACCTGATTGCTGACCTCCTGGGCTCTGTCCCGTGGAATGCCTACCGGCAGCGTGCTGGGAATCCGGTGGAGAAGATTGAGCCGACGCCTCCCCTGCTTCAGCAACCAGCTCCCCCCGACACTCGGATGACCACCTTTTCGAGCTGGGGCCTGGACCTGCTTTGGCACGGGAACGCCATCGGCCTGATTGCCGCGCGGAATGCGGAGGGCTATCCCACGGCGGTTTTGCCGGTGCCTGCCGAAATGGTTCAGGTTCGGCGCGTACCCGAGGGGGATTTCTCCACTCTGCCGGTCGGCTCCATTGAGTATGCGGTTGGCCGGCTGAAGGGCATGACCCCCAATGATGTGCTTCACATTAAGGGTCCGTGTGCGCCTGGCTCCCTTCGGGGAATCGGGGTTCTGGAGGCACATTTGAATACCCTCTCGCTGGGCCACGAACAGAATCGGCAGGCTAGGAATCTCTCCCAGCACGGCGTTCCTACGGGCGTTCTGAAGTCGATGAATCCGGACCTGACCCAGCCTGAAGCTACAGAGCTTAAAGCTGGGTGGCTCGCGGCTCAGCGGGACCGAACCATTGCCGTTCTGAATGCCTCAACTGAATTCCAGCCGCTTGCTTGGAATCCCGAGGAACTCCAGCTCGTGGAGGCGCGTAAATTCACCCTCCACGAGCTTGGACTTATCTTCGGTGTTCCCCTTTCCTTCCTTGGCGTTGAACAGTCGAACCGTACGTATACCAATGTCGAGCAGGAAGCCGTAAACCTCATCAAGTTTACGCTCGGTGGCCACCTAGCCCGATTCGAGCAGACCCTTTCTATGGCATTCCCTCGGGGCACCTGGGTTCAGGCGAATCTGGATGCCATCCTGCGGGCCGACACGCTCACGAGATACCAAGCACACAAAATTGCCCTTGAGAACAACTTCCTAACCGTCGATGAAATCAGGGAGCTGGAAGACCGTCCGCCACTGCCAGAAAAGCCGGTGGATGTAGACCCATTCGCGGAGGAGGACAGCGAGAATGACTGACCTATACCGCTCATTCACGCCGGACCTGGAAGTCCGCTCCGGTGGGGACGGGCGAACCATTGTGGGAATCGCGGTTCCGTATGGCAAAGCCCAGCGAATCGACTCACAGCTCGTCGAGCAGTTTGCCCGAGGAGCATTCAACAATCAGATTCGTGCCGCTCACAGGATTCCCTTTGCTCGGGAACACGTGCCCCTCGGTGGAGCCCTGATTGGTCGCACGCTAATGCTCCGAGATGATGCCGCTGGGCTATACGGAGAATGGCGAGTGAGCAAGACGCCTACCGGCGATGAAACGCTTGAGCTGGTGAAGGACGGAGCTCTGCATCAGCTCAGCATTGGCTTTAGGGAGCGCCAGAATCGACGTCTAGCCGGAGGAGTGATTGAGCGGGTTACCGCAACCCTCCGGGAAGTCGCCGTAGTAATGCAGGGCGCGTATGGGGAATTGGCCGCTGTCGCTGCCGTCCGTTCCTCCCAGGAGGAATACCCGGAATGCCCTACGTGTTCGCATAGCCGAAACAACCTCGAAAGGGCACGTCAGATCCTCGCGAATCTGCCTGTGCTCCCTATGGAATAACTGAATACCCAGCACGATACCGACACCTCGGTATTCGTTCGTCGCACCCCTGCTAATCCGCCGGACGCAGGCACCCGACATTTGCGAATACGCGACCCCTCGGTCACTCGCAGGAGAAAGCCAATCCTCGTGACCACAAAAGGGGTCAGAAGTGAATCCGTACCTGAAGAGACTGCGTGAGCAGTACTCCAGCATTCAGAGCAGCATTGAAGGTCTGCAAACCCGTGCTGCTGAGGAAGGCCGTGACCTGACCGAGGATGAACTTCGGTCTGTCACCGAGCAGGGGGAGACGGCTAAGAAGCTGTATTCCCAGATTGAAGACCTCACCGAAATCGAGACCCGGAATCGGAAGGTCTCGGATCTGGCTGCCCGCGTTCCTGATAATAGGGATGCGAATGGTGGGCCGGCTGTCCAGAATCGAGCGCTGGGAATCAAGGCCCAGGAGCGCGACCCTGGGCATTACCGTTCAGAAAAGGACGGTGGTCGGCATTCGTTCTTCGGTGACCTTTACCGGTCCCGTACTCACCAAGACGAGGAAGCCACTCGGCGACTCACCGAGCACCAGCGTGCGCTCACTACGGGCTCTCATGGCCCCGGTGTTGTTCCTCCGAAATGGCTGACCGAGGAATTCGAGCTTCTGGCTCGCCAGGGTCGCCGCCTTGCTTCCGCCGTTCGTAATATCCCGCTGGGCGATGACCCTCGGCCTATTACCCTTCCGAAGCAAATCGCGGGCACCGACGCCGTTGTTGCCGAGCAGGTGGCAGAAAACAATGCCGTTGGTGGAGCGGACGCCTGGGATTCTGACGTTGACGTTGTCACGCCAAAGCCCACCGCTGGTAAGCAGACCGTTTCCCGGCAAATGATCGATATGTCGTCTCCGGCAATCGACCAGCTCATTTATGGTGACCTGCTTGACGTTTATGACGACAAGCTGGAAGCCAAGATCGGTTCCGCTCTGATTACGGCCGCTGGCGCTCCCGTTACCACGTTCGCCCTTGAGGCATCGAACTGGACCCCTGCCAGTGCCGTTCTCAATTCCGTGGTCGATGCCGCAATTGCGGTTCGGAATGCTCGGAAGCGTCCCGCTGACATTCTGGCTATGAATGTCACCCGGTACGGTAAGTTCCTGAAGCTCCGTGATGCTGACGGTCGTCCGCTTATCGTCAATCCGGGTGTCGGTCAGGCGGTTAATGTGGCCGGTGTCGGGTCGGTCGCTACTGACGGAATTATCGAAGGTCTGGCGGTTATCGCCACTGACGGTATTCCGACGGCGTACCCGGAATCGTATGTGGCGTTCCGGGCTGCCGACACGGTTCTGTTCGAGTCGAATACTCTGCGATTCCGATTCGAGGAGGTTGCCGGACCGGAATCCGTGGTTCTCGGTATCTGGGGATACACGGCGGTCATTGTCCGGCAGGCCGGTAAGTCCGCTAAGCGCGTTCAGATCACGGCGGCCTAATCATGGCATGGCCTCCTGGACTTTCAGACCTCAAAGAGGATCTGAAAATTGATGCGACCGATACCCGCGATGACGTACGTCTCACGGTAGTTCTGAATGCTTCCGTGGATTTCGTTGAGCGGGTAAGGCCGTCCTTCAATTACGACGCTGACCCGGTGTCGGAGCTTCCAGAGCCAACCAATGACCTATTCCTCGGAACCATTCGACTGGCGGGACGGTGGCATACGCGCCGCCGTTCCCCGGACGGATTGATTCAAATGGCTGAGCTGGGAGCCTCACGGGTTCCCAGCTTTGACCCAGACATTGAAAGGCTCCTGGGAATAGGTCGGTTCGCTAAGCCGGTGATCGCATGAGCCAAATCAGCGATGTCCGAGACAGTCTGAATGTGGCTCTGAAGACCGTTCAGGGTCTCAGGGTCTATTCGGACCTGGGCGAGTCAATGGACCCCCCAGCGGCAATCGTGGGGCCTCCTCGGCTCAACTGGGAGGCTCAATGCCCTGGGCCGACCAGTGCGCGATTCCTGGTCTATGTGGTCGTCGGTGCCGATGAAAGGGCTCTGGAAAACCTCTGGCGCTGGGTCGAGCTGGCGGCCGATGCCCTCGATGGGGTCCTAGACGCCACGGTCATTCGTGCCGATCCTGGGACCTTCAATTCCGGAGGTAATGACCTCCCGAGCTACGAAATCACGGTGGAGGTAAGTCTCTAATGCCGCCTCACAACAGAAAGCTCAAGACGATTAATTTCGCCCTGGGCGGTACGCAATTCGAGTGCCAGATCAGTAACTGGAATCTGGAGAACAACTCTGAGGATGGGGAGCGGTTCTACACGTTCTGCCCGGACGGTGAATTCCGTGAAGAGGCAGAGCCGGAGTATGCCCTGAACCTTACGTTCTTCTCCGACTGGCGGAACAACGGCATTTCTGACTTCCTCGTCGATAACGACGGGCTGAATGCCACGTTCACGCTCGACCACCACCCGGATATTCCGGCCGAACACGTCACCTGGAGTGGAACGGTTCGGATTAAGGCCCCCAATGTGGGTGGCGATGCTAGGACCACCGAAACCCAGGAGGTCACTCTCCAGGTCATCGGGAAGCCCGTTTACACGAGGGAGCAGCCCTAATGCCTAGAGTCAACGTTACGACCCAGAAGATTACCCGCGCTGGGCTCAATCCGTCGCTTACCGCGCCCACCGTGGATGGCGACATTATCGACACGGGAACGACATTCCTCTACGTGAAGAATGACAACGCCGGTGCTTGCACGGTGACGGTGCAAACGCCGCTCCAGGTTGATGGCCTGGACGTTTCCGAGTTGGTGGTGTCCGTTCCCGCTGCTGGTATTCGGCTCATTGGTCCATTCCCGAAGAGGACCTTTGGTCGGCCCAGCACGCCGGATAAGGACCGTGCCTATGTGGACTACTCGATTCAGGCCAGCGTCACGCGAGCCGTGATTTCCTTCTAGGAGAAATCCAATGATTGATTTCACGGTCACGCCCGACAATGGGGAGCCGTACGACGTCAAGGCAGGCAGCCGCGATGTCCTTGTGTGGGAGAAAACCAGCAAGGGCCGTTCCTTCCAAAGCCTGATGAATGACCTCCGAATGGAGGACATGTATAAGCTGGCTCACTTCGCGGCGAAACGACAGGGCCTTTTCGAGGGAACCTTGAAGGAATTCGAGGAGACCTGTGAGCTTTCCGGCTTCACAGAAACCGAGGAAATGGACCCTACCCAGTCGGTTCCCTCCACCGGACGCTAGTTGGCCTGGCGATTGCGACCGGTATTCCTCCCAGCGTTTGGGCGGATGAAGGGGAACAGGCGATTGTGACAGCGCTCGATTTGCTGGAACGCGCACAACAAAGGGCAGCCAATAACGATGGCCTGGCTGATGAGAGGATAGGAGGTTAGCCCGATGGCCAATGAAGTTCTGAAGGTTAACCTCCGCCTCTCAGGAGCGAAGGAAACCCTAAAGGCATTCCGGGACCTTCCGAAGGAAGCGAATGACTCGCTGCGAAAGCGAACCCTGGAAATCTCGGAAGCACTGGCTACGAAACTCCAGGGAGCTGCCCAGGGTGATAGCGCTCAATCGGGTCTCATCGCTCCCACCATTAAGGCACGACGTGACAGGGTGCCGGTCATTGCCGCCGGTGGCTCACGCCGTGTCGGTCGAAAGCGGAAGCCAGCACACAAGATTCTGTTCGGATCGGAATTCGGATCCAACAGGCTGAAGCAGTTCAGGCCCCACCTGGGCCAAGGTTCGTATTGGTTCTTCCGCACGGTTGAGGCGAACGAATCCGAGATTAACGAGACCTGGAATCAGGTAGTGGCGGACATTCGGAGGGAGTTCGGAAATGGCTAGCCCGTCTCGTACCATTCGAGTCCGCTTCGACGGAAACGCCGATGGCCTGGCTAAGGCTGCCCGTGATGGTGCAGACTCGATTAAGAAGTTCCAAGATGACCTCCCCGATATCGGCGTCAAGGGCGGACGTGGATTTTCTGGGTCCTTCATGGATGCCGTGAAGGCGGGATTCAAAGCATCGGTGCCAAACTTCATCAGCGAATTTGGATCGACCTTCACGTCTGGTCTCAAGGGCGTGATCAGTTCTCCGGTAATCGGGCCAATCATTATCGCTGCCCTAGCTGGTGTTGCCGTTATGGTTGCGCCTGCTGCGGCGACATTCATAGGTGGCGCGATAGTCGCAGGCGTAGGCGCTGGGCTAGTCGGTCTAGGTGTTTTGATTCTGGCTCAGAACGAGAAGGTTAAGGCGCAGTTCTCCAAGACCTTTTCTGAGATCAAGACAATTCTGATGGATGCGGCAAAGCCGCTGCTGCCTGTTCTTGCGGTTGTGCGTTCGGTCCTAAAGGGCCTCGTCCAAGAATTCGCTCCAGTTCTCAAGGCAGGCTTTAGCCTGGTGCAGGGACCGCTAAAGGGTTTCATAAAGGACCTAGGTCGGGCTTTCGCGGAACTCAAGCCAGCCATTGAGCCCTTTATGGAGGCACTGGGAAATATCCTGCGCTCCTTGGGTCCGCAGCTTCCAGGACTGTTCCAATCCATCAGTAAAAGTCTTGTCGGTCTGGCGAATTCGGTAGGCAAGAACAGCGACATTTTCGCAGCTTTTATTTCGGCACTCCTCATGATGATTCCGCCCGCGATCGATGCGATTACGTTTTTGATCAAGGCTTTCCGAAAGATCGTCGATATCACATTTAAGGTTGGCGCTGCCGCACTCGGAATGGCCGATACGGTCCTAGGTGCTCTCCAGAGCATCGTGAATGCGATAGCCAGGGTGCCCGGCCCTTGGCAGGACACGTTTAGGAAAGTCTCGGCTGCGATCGGTCAAGGCCGCGCTGCATTGCAGCATTACAAGCGGCAATTCGAGATTACGCCAAAGATCGTGCAGCTTCGCGGCGATATCCGTGATCTCGACAACAAGTTGGCCCGTGCTCGGGCACAACTGAAAGACCCGAACCTGACCAAGGAACGGCGGGCAAAGCTGAACGCCGATATCCAGGCCCTTCTCCGGAGAAAGAGCCAAGCCCAGGCAGCCATTAATGGTCTCCAAGGAAAAACCGTCTACATCAACGCCGTATACCGTGGCCCAGGTGGTGTCAGAGCTGAAGCGCGCGCAAGCGGTGGCCCTGTCATGGGTGGCCGTACCTATTTGGTCGGTGAGCGTGGCCCAGAGCTATTCACAGCGCCAACGAATGGCCATATCGTCCCGAACCATGACCTGGCCCGCTCTGGCGACATTGAGGTGAAGGTTTTCATTGGCGACCAGGAGCTAAAGGGAATCGTCCGTACGGAAATCAGCGAGCGTGACCGTTCGCTGAAGCGTCGAGCAACTTCGGGGGTGGCTAGGTAATGCCTCTCACGCTTTCATACCTGAGCGACCTATCCAGGGTCCGTATTGCCGCTAGTGGTCTCGGCGGCACTACGGCCGTATTCGAGCGCTCTACAGACGGGGTTACCTGGAAGACGATTCGAGGGGGATCGAATGTTGCCCTTTCGAGTGGCGCTGCCACGCTTGATGACTACGAATTCCCCTCTGGAATCCTCACCACCTATCGCGCTGTCTCTGGTGTCAGTACGGCGGGCCACCTCGATCTGACCAGCTCGACCAGCTCTAAAGCGTCCACGCCGGACACTGCGGCTCTGGATATCACTGGTGACATTGATTTGCGGGCCAAGGTCTCTCTCGATGACTGGACGACCACGACCGCGCAGACATTCATCGGGAAAGGCTTCAATGCCTACTCCTTTGGTAAGAACGAATCAGACTTCCTCCGCATTGAATGGCACAACGGCTCGACCCTTCTCCAGGCAGTTTCAACCGTGCCTGTAACCTATGCCAACGGAACAATCAAATGGGTTCGTGTAACTCTCGACGTCGATAACGGCGCTGCGGGTAGGGACATCAAGTTCTATACGTCCGACGATGGCTCTACCTGGACCCAATTCGGCTCGACGGTAACGCAGGCTGGGACGACGGTAATTGGCAATAGCACGACCGTGCTAGCGGTGGGAAACAGAGGCGACAACGTAAGCCCAATGGTCGGCAATTGCTACAATGCCGAAGTCCGAAATGGGATTGGTGGCACTGTCGTCGCCAATCCTGACTTCACGGTGCACGCTAGTGGGACAACGTCCTTTGTGGATGGCACCGGAAAGACCTGGACCGTAACGTCTCCTGCTTCAATCGTCGGGGGTAGTAGTGGTTCTGTCCAAAACACTATTACCGTGAGCCTCGATACCGTTTGGCTGAAGTCCATTCAATTCCCGTTCCTGAATCGGCCCGTGGTCGTGAACGACTGGAGCGCAACGGAGAGGGAATTTCGAGGAGGAGTGTTCCCGGTAGTCGGCCGTTCCTTCCCAGTCGCCGTAACGGACCTCAGAGGCTCACGCCGGTACACCCTCGATGTAATCGCCCATGACCAGGCCCAGGCTAAGGACCTGGATTACCTGCTTGCCAGTGGAGGGCCGATATTCGTCCACGTTCCCGCCGATTGCGAGATTCCCCAGATGTACGCCGTTGTAAGCGGCGGTTCTGGGGAACGTCGTGCTGCCCGTAGGTCGAGCCGGCGAGTGTTTTCGATGCCTCTTCAGGAAATCGCGACGCCTAACCCTAACCTCGTGGGAGCAACGAACATTTGGCAGGCCGTGATTGACTCCTATGGTTCATGGGCTGCATTCCAAGCTGCCCATTCCACCTGGGAGGCTGTGCTTGCAGTCGTTAGTGATCCGTTGGTGGTGCTTGTTCCATGAGGGCAGTGTCTGCAAATTTCCTTAATGCTGTTCGGGGAAGCCATCAAATGGTGGCGCGTGCCCGAGTGGTCTCGACATTCCAGACTGGCGTGAATCCCACGGGAACCGAAATCGCGATCTTTAGCGGGAATGTGGTCCTTGATGGCAATGCAGACATCAGGGGAACGCTGGATCTGACCACCGATGGCACTGATCGGTGGCCCAGGAAACCGACAGACCTACTCGCGCCATACGGAAACGAGATTTTCGTGGAGCGTGGCATTCGGGACGTGAACGAGAAAACCGAGCTGGTGAGTCTCGGCTACTACCGCATTTACGCTCCCGAGCAGAACGAGATTCCCGATGGGGAGATTCGGCTGGAATGCAAAGACCGAATGTCCGCCATCATCGAGGCTCGACTATTCGAGCCCAGGCAGTTTGCCGCTGGAACGACGATTGGGGCGGTGTTCAATGCTTTGGTGTTGGAGGTCTATCCCAGCGCCGTCATCGAATGGGACGACAACACTAATACCTCCACGCTGGCGCGGTCGGTGGTGGCCGAGGAGGATCGTTATGCATTCCTCCGCGACCTAGCTACGTCCGCCGGAAAGGTGATGTATTTCGACCACAGGGGAATCCTGGTCATCAAGGACCCACCGAACGCCTCGGTTCCCGTGGTTGAGGTAAACAGCGGGAACAATGGCGTCCTTGTGTCCATGAGGCGTCACCTTTCCCGTGAAGGCGTCTTCAATGCCGTTGTGGCAATGGGGGAGGCAACGGATACCGAGGAGCCGGTGAGAGCCGTCCAGGTCGATAACAACCCGAATAGCCCGACGTACTTTAACGGGAAGTTCGGGAAGGTGCCGAGGTTCTTTTCCAGCCCGTTCATTACCACCTTGGAACAGGCCGAGTCGGCAGCGGCATCAATCCTGACACGCTCGCTGGGCCTCCCCTATAACGTCGATTTCTCGGCTGTGCCAAACCCAGCGTTGGAACCTCTCGACCCCGTGAAGGTGAAATACCCGCGAACGGCGGCCGAGGTTCACGTCATTGATTCCCTGACCATTCCTCTCACCTCGGATGGCCTCCTAACGGCAGCAACGAGGGAGAGCACCCATACCAGCATTGGAGCGCCGTAATGGGTTACCAGAGCGATGACCTGACTCCTCTGCTCTTTCCCCCAGCCCAGGGCGATTTCGGCTTTCACCAAGGGAAGGTCCTGACCTGGAATCAGAAGACTGGGCAGAACACAATCAGCATGGCCGGTGCCACCCTCGTTGACGTTCCCATCATGAACGGCACCGAGGTTCCTCTTCTTCAACCTGGGCACGTTGTGGGAATGCTCCGATGGAAGTCCTCCTATTTCGTGCTGGGCAGGATCATTGTTCCCAATGCTCCGGACATTGGCGCGCTGCCGGGAGCTTTGGCCGGTGTCGGTGCCACGAACCTGAACTTCGAGATCACGACCGTTCGGGAAAAGGTTGCTACCGCAGTATTCGATGTGCCCCCCTGGGCTAATCAGGCACTGGTGCTTTGTGTTGCGAATGCGAGCATGCATAATCTCCTGGGAACTTCTCAGTTCTTTTATCTCACGTCGCCAATCAGCGACGGGTTTGGCGGAGAAATGTATGCGAATATTCCCGCAGGGCAGACCATGCACGTTAGTGCTGCCACACAGTTCCTCATGGGTGAGGGAGCTTTTGACCCTGTAACAGGTGACCCCATCGGACTAGGAACAAAAATCACTGTGGCAGCCCAGGTGAGGGCTAGCGCCAACGTACCGTCATCTACATCAAATATCGCAAGCGTCCACGCTATCGCGATGTTCAGAAAGGCATGA